AAGGTTTAGTATCCCCCCAAATAAAAGCAGGCAGGTAATCGCTTACCCACCTGCCCAACGGAGATAACTTATCTTAGATAGTGTTGCCTGTTGTCATCAATGTAGCTTTCTTTTACTGCATACTTGATGAAATCATGCTCCAACCCAAAGTCATCATATCCACTTGCAATAGATTCCAAGTATCTATTTGATGGTGGATGGCGCAAAGTCTGATCTGCCATTGTGTAAATCATAACCTTGCTAGTTTCAAAATGAGACTCCAAAGCAGGAATCCATATTTTGCTTTTTGTGTAAAGCGTTGGAAAACCTTCATAGATATCCAAAGCCTTCTCACAATCTTTGGTAATTCTCCAAAGTCCAATTGGAACCTTTCCGTTTTTGTGTATCTGAATATCAGCAACACTTCTGAAAACTAACTTCCAACCTTCTAGCATAAAGTGACCAACTGGCTCTGCATCAGGACATCTATAAGACATCTGATCAAAGTTGAGATTGCTCCCATATGCTCCATACAAATAATCTAAATACATCTTTTACCTCCTTATGATAAATCTAGTTTTCTTTGTTCTAAAAATTGAATGGTATCTTCGTCAACATCCATCAACCAACCTGTATCTTCCTGTGCATCTTCTACAATCACTTTTGCAAAATACTTAGGAGTGACTTTTTCTAATTGAATACTCTTTTCAGATTTCAACCAGTTCAAGAAAGCGATCTTGGATAAACTTGATTCTCTTGCTCCTGTGTAAAAAGCATTCAGTTCATCATTAGTAACCCAAAAGCTATTGTTGTTATCGCCACTATTTCTGCAATACCATTCATTCCAACCTCTATCAAAGTTCATTTCATAACCATTGTTTTCAAGAACATTTCTGATCTGTTTGTAAACTCTGTTTGAAGAATTGATTTTTTTGGTGTGTCTAGAAGCTTCAACAAATTGCATCAAGAAACTCAACCAGTTAGCAATCTTTGTGTAATCAGTTGTACCCTGATGCTGTCTGAACTCTATGCTACCTCTGGAAGCTATGTTCACAAGATTTACTTTTCTGTATTTGTTCTGATGTCTGGCAAGACCTCTTTTGCTGTGAAACTTTCTGTTAACTCTTTTTACTTGAGAAACATATCTGGCTCCCTCACCTCTTCTACTTGGCGAAACAACCTGATCTATTTGAGAAGTATAGTCACAGTATCTATTGTAAACACTCAATATCTCATCAACATTCATTTCCTGTGAATCTAAATGCACATGAAGTCCACAAGAAACATTCACTTGCGCACCCAAATCATTAAGAACTTGACAAGCTTTCTTCAACTGTCTCAAACCATTCTGTCCTTGCAGGATAGGTGAAACAAGTTCAAAAGCGTGCCTACCATTGATACTAGCATCAGAAGTGATCTTCCAATGTGATCTAGTAATGTGATTGTAACCCTCAACTTCTGCATTAAGACCTGCAACTCTAAGGGCATCTTGGACTCTAGAAGCAGAAACACCAAATGCCTCTATTTCTATTCCAAACTTTCTATCAGTTATTTTCATTTTATCTCCGTTCAAGTTATAAAAATAAGTTATCAATATATATATGATACACTAAATGTTTATAAATGCAAACATTATTAATACAAAAAGTGCTATTTTTTTTGACTTATTAACATTTCTAGGCTTAGAATGCAGATAATTCCTGATAATTTATGGTTAAAAAACAAAGCAAAACAAAAAAACTGACTCTTTCTGTAAAGGAAGAAATAAGAAATAAATTTGTGCAGGGGATAGAAGATACAAGAGGGGGCAGGAAACTTTACACTCTTGATGAACTTGCAGCAGACCATAACATAGCAAAGCCAACTCTTTACAAGCACGCACAGAAAGAAGAATGGCAAATGCAACAAAAAAGGTTTCAAGATAAATACCTTGAGGAACTTGATCAAAAAAGAAGAAAGGAATTAGTTCAAGAAGCTGTCAACTTTGATAGAACATCATTGCAGCTTGCTAAAGGTTTGATGGGTCAGATTGCACAACAGTTACGAGCAAGAACAGAAGATGAAGATGGTATCAAGTCATCACATCTGCAACAGCTATCATCTGCTTTAGTGCAAGCACAAAGAGTAGGAAAGCTTTCATTGGGTCAACCTACAGAAAACATGAATGTAAATGCAAGCACGCAAGAAACAGAAGCATTCAGAGAAGCTCTTGGACTTTTGGACGAATTTGCAGAGTCCAGAAGAAAAGGCAACTCTAAAGCTATACACTGACTGGCTTACACAAGCTAGACAAAAACAAATAACTCCTAGTGAGCAGTTTTCAATTTGGCTTATCTTAGCGGGTCGTGGTTGGGGTAAAACCAGAACAGGCGCACAGGATATAGCTCTTTACGCATTAAGAAACCCAGACACAATATCTGCGGTCATAGCTCCAACTCACGGAGATCTAAGGAGAGTTTGTTTTGGTGGTCCCAGTGGTTTGCTGTCTATCATTCCAGATGATTGCTTCTATGTGGCAAGAGGAAGAAAAAGTTATTCTGAAACCACAGCAGAAATCCGACTTAAAAATGGGTCAAAGATAATTGGCTACGCAGCAATAGAACCAGATAGGTTGCGTGGACCCCAATTTCATAGAGCATGGTGTGATGAGTTGGCTGCGTGGCGATACCCTGAAACTTTTGATCAATTGATGTTTGGTTTGCGTTTAGGAAAAAGCCCTCAGTGCGTAATAACAACTACGCCAAAACCTACACCAATAATTAAGAATCTTTTGGAAAGAAAAGATGTTTATGTAACCAAAGGCAGCACTTTTGAAAATGAAGCAAACCTTGCTCCATCTGCTTTAGAAATGTTGCGTGAAAGATATGAAGGAACAGCAATAGGTAGGCAAGAATTATTTGCAGAAGTTGTTGATGATGTAGAGGGTGCTTTGTGGTCACAATCAATGATTGACTTGCAAAGGCTGCCTTCTGATACAGACAAAGAGCTTACAAACATAATAGTAGCAATTGACCCTGCTGTTACATCAGGAGATGGTTCAGATGAAACAGGAATAATAGTTGTGGGAAAAGATGCAAATAACGAGTATTATGTGCTAGAAGATCAGAGCGGAAAGTATTCTGCGGATAAGTGGGCAAGAAAAGCCATCAATCTTTTCTATGATTGGGAAGCTGATAAAATAGTTGCAGAGGTAAACAATGGTGGTGACCTAGTGGAAAGATTATTGCGTGGGCTTGATACAACTATTCCTTATAAAGCTGTTCATGCTACAAGAGGAAAGCTTGTCAGAGCGGAACCAGTTGCAGCGTTATATGAACAAGAAAGAGTGCATCATATAGGCGTATTTCCAGAACTAGAAACACAAATGACTACCTACACAGGCGAAAGACTTAAACCAAGCCCTGACAGACTAGATGCTTTAGTATGGGGTCTATCTGAACTAAGCAAGTCAAGGGGAACTGTAGAATGGAGAGTTAGCTAATGGCTTTATTTGATGACATAAAAAATATTTTTAGAACCAAAGATACAAAACAACAATCAAGCATGGTTGGATATTTTGGCGTTGGAAGTGGGGACGCAAAGAATTACAAATATCAAGATTTAGCCAAAGAAGGATATCTTAAAAACGCAATTGTTTATCGTTGCGTAAATGAGATATCAAAAGGCGCAGGTGCAGTTGATTATATGGTCAAAAGCGGAGACATGGTTTTAGATCAACATCCTTTGCTTGATTTGTTGGCAAGACCAAACCCTTTGCAATCATATTCTGAATTCTTTAACAGTCTTTTTGGGTTTTTGCTTTTAGGTGGAAACGCTTATGTTCTCAAAGTCGGAAGTGAGGTAGGCGCACCAAGAGAACTGCATCTGCTAAGACCAGACAGAATAAATATTAAAGGTGGCGGCAACCCCATTCCTTCAAGTTATGAATATGTTGTTAATGGAAGAGTGCAAGATGTTTTTCAAGTAGATCAGGATACTGGCTTTTCTGAATTGAAACACATAAAGTTTTGGAATCCACTTGATGATTATTATGGCTGTTCACCTTTACAAGCAGCAGCAGTAGAAGTTGATCAACACAACTTATCTTCAAAGCACAATATCAACCTTCTGAACAATGGCGCAAGACCAAGTGGTGCTGTCATATTCAAACCAAAAGATGATCAAGGATTTTCAGTAAATCTTACAGAAAGTCAAAGACAACAGTTACTTACAGACCTGAATAACAGATTTGTTGGATCAGGAAACGCAGGCAGACCAATGCTGTTAGAGGGAGATTTTGATTGGAAAGAGATGGGTCTATCACCAAAAGATATGGACTTCATAAACCTCAAGCACATGAGCGCAACAGACATTGCTCTTTGTTTTGGTGTACCTAGTCAGTTGGTAGGCGTGCCAGATGGACAAACTTACAGCAATGTAGCCGAAGCAAGATTAGCTCTTTATGAAGAAACAATCATACCTCACTTAAAACTTATTCAATCTGATTTAAATGAATGGCTAGTTCCAATGTTTAGTGACAACCTAGAATTTTGCTATGACTTAGATGCAATACCTGCACTTGCAGAAAGAAAACGCAAAACCTATGAAAATATTACGCAGGCAGTCAACGCAGGAATCATGACTAGAAATGAAGATAGAGAAGTTATTGGTCTTAGTCCTATAGATGGTGGAAATGATATCTATATCAACGCTGCATTAATGCCAATAGGAAGTGAAGCAGTGCCGCAACCTGAAGTTACAGATAATGAAGAAGATGAAAAAGAATATGAAGATATTAAAAATGATGAACTTACAAACTTTCCTAACAGAGGTGATAATAAAAAAATATCTTTAAGAAATTCTGAGTATCCACAATTTGATTATGACTTTGCAAAGAATGTAAAAGAAGTTGGTGTTGGCAAAAAGATTTGGACAGCAGGCGGCAACATAAGAGGTAATGAAGCTTTTATGCTTTGGGGTAGAGCAAGAGAAGGCTCGGAAAGCCCTGCAGTTCTTAAATGGATAAAAGAAAGGGAAGCTTGGGCAGCAAGACACTCTGTAGTTGATGGCAATCAGTTTGAAAGCGGTAAGCTTGAACCAAATATGTCAAATGTTGCAGGAGTTGTAGCACTCATGAAATGGGGGGTCGTGAATCCAAAGCTTGGTCAACAAGGCATGAAAGATGTAATACTTGAACTTACAAAAAAACTAGAAGGAAGAAAAGACCCAGATGACAAATTCATAGATGAAAACTGGCAACTATACATTGATGAAAATGATGAGAAACTTTTTGTAGAAGATGAGAAGCAAGTATCTGCGAAGGTAAAAGCTGCATTGAAGAAAAAAGTTGATGATCACAATGAAAAGTATGGAGACAATCCTAAGAAAAGAGCAACACTTAGAATGTTAGAAGCAGTCTTTCGTAGAGGGGTAGGTGCATATAACACAAACCCAAGCTCTGTAAGACCTAGAGTGAGTGGTCCTGATCAGTGGGCATATGCTCGCGTGAACAGTTACCTCAGTGCATTGAGAACAGGCAGATTTCAAGGCGGCAAACATGACCAAGATTTATTCCCCAAAGGACATCCTTTATCCTCAAAGTAAACAACTAAGAACTTTTAGGAGAGGTAGGGTATCAGTAGCCTCTGAAATTAGAAGGCAGACTAGAACTCGCACAAACTTAGAAAGATTTGCATTTAGAAGATTGAATACAGTATTTAGAAGATTCTTAAATACAACCCTTTTTATCTACAAAGAAACAGGTTTTTTTGCCCCTGAGGCTGCCATAACACGCCTAGAAGAAGAACTTTTCCCAATGCTGCTATCTTTTTACCGCAGAGCATTTTTAAGCGTTTACAGGGCAAATGAGGAGTTTTACGCTTCTGGAAGAAAAGATGAGGCAGAGGCATTGGTCTTTGGTAGAAATGAAGATATAGAGAGATTGGTAAATCAATATTACAGAGGCAAGCAACTTGTCTTGGCAGGCATATCATCAAGGGTAGCCAATCAGATACAAAAAGAGATCCAAAGATTGAGAGCAGAAGAATTAACATTGCCGCAAATTGCTAGAGGCATAAGTGAAAAGTTCAGCGTCATACTCAGAAACAGAGCAGCTCTAGTTGCAAGAACGGAAACCCACAATGTAGCGTCATATGCAAATCATCAATATCATGTAAATGTGAAAGAGAACTTTGGTGTTGCTATGAAAAAAAAATGGATATCTGTTGCGGATGGCAGAACAAGATCGTTCCATGCAGACGCAAACGGACAGACAGTGGACATGGATGAAGATTTTATTGTTGGTGGAATGCCTATGGCTCATGCGGGTGATTCCAGAGGTGGAGCAAGAAATGTTATCAATTGCAGATGTGTGATAGCTTACGCAGATGAAAATGATATTGTTAATTAGCTCTTTTTATAGATATAATTCATAATGCCAATACCGAAACCAAAAAAAAATGAAAGTAGGCAGAGGTTTATGAGTAGATGTTTAGGAGATAGCACTATGGTTGATGAGTATAATCCAAATCAAAGAATGGCTGTCTGTGCAACTGCATATGAAGATTCCAAACAGGAAGGCGCAAAAAGAGAACTCCGTGATGATGTTTTTACAACACAAGCGGAAGCAGAAGAAAGAGCAAAAGAAATAGGCTGCTCTGGTTTTCATTCACATGAAGAAAATGGCACAACTGTATTTATGCCTTGTGCTTCACATGATGCATACATTGCTGCAGAAGGTAGAGATGTAAGTGGCTATCATGAAGATGATGATGACAAAAAAAAGCCAAAGAAAAAAGGAGATTGCTCCTGCACTGAAACAAAAGATTATGAGACTCAAATTCAATTCAAAGCTGATCTCAAGATGGGTCATGAAGAAGAAGAGAAAGAGGAAGGTGTTTTTGAAGGATATGGTTCTGTATTTAACAACACTGATCTTGGCAATGACATCATAAGAAAAGGAGCATTTGAAAAGTCTCTTAGAAAGAAAGGTCCAAAGGGCGTAAAAATGCTTTACCAACATAAATCAGATATGCCAATCGGTGTTTATGAAAAAATAATGGAAGATGAAAAAGGTCTTTATGTAAAAGGTAAATTGGCTCTTGGCACACAAGCAGGTAAAGAAGCTTATGAACTTCTCAAAATGGGAGCATTATCAGGATTATCAATTGGTTTCCGAACCAATGAAAAAGGTTATCACTATGACAAGCGCACAAGAAAGCGC